GGTCCTCACGCACACCAATCGAGGTGTAGCGCAGGTAGGTATTTGAGGGAACAGTCATTTAATAACTCCTAGATAAATTTTTCAAATAATCGGGCAGCGTCCCGTTTATCGCCTGTCTTGGCGAGTCTGGCACGCATCTTTTTCATTGCATCCTGCTCTGCCGTCGTCTGTTTACCAGTCGTGCCCGGCTTGAGCATTTTGGGAGCCTCTGTGACCTTTTTGGCGGTCTTGATTTTCCCTTCCTGCAACTTGCGCCATTGCATCGCCTCATATAACGTCAGCACAGCGCGGTGATCGTAGACTTGCGCGAGTTCTTGTTCTGAGAACCCTATGGATTTGGCAAAGTCCTTGATTTCCTTACGGATCACCTCACCCTTTGCTTCATCTGCCATCTCAGGAATGGCCGACTTTAATTTATCGGCTTCCGAGGAAAGATGTGCGCGTAGGCGATCTTGGTGCTCCGCTTGCTGTCGTGCTGCAATCGTCATCCGTTCTTGGCGAATAGCGGCAAGCTGTTTGTCTCGTTCTGCTTTCTCCGCGACCTTTACCGCGTAGGCAATTGGGTCGGTTTCTTTCAGTTCCGAGAGATTTTCCTCCGGCTGCTGTGTGAGCATCTGCTCCACAATTGCAAGCCTTTGGGCGTACTGGTCACGAACTTTGGCGGCTTCTTCTATCCGTTGGCGGTCGGCTTCCACGGCCTTACGCTGTTCGGCAAGAGTCTGCGTCTTTTTGGTGTAGTCCGAAGTGCGAGAATAGCCTTTCAGAAGTTCATCGAGCGTGACCTCCACTTCCTCGTTGTCAACCTTGACACGGTAGCGGGGTGGCTCTTCTTCTTCCTGCGTTTCCTCGGATGCCTCTACTTCCTCGGGTTCGGAATCCTCGACGTACTCCTCGAGTTCTTCCTCTTGCGCTTGTTCCTCAACTTGGCCTTCTGGCTGTTGTGGTTCGAGCATACCGAAGATGCTTGCGGCTGCTTGGTCTACGGTTTTGCCAGTCCCTTGCGGGTTGCTGTCTTCCATCTGTGACTCCTAAGTTGTCAAAAAATCTTGAATCGCTTCTTTTCTATCTCCGGCTGTTTAGCCATTGACTCAAGGGTGGCGATGAACTCATCCAGCGCCCGGATCTTGATGTATGCCGATTCACGGACATCACCTTGTTCGGGACTACTGTCTAAGATGTTGCGAATATACAACTCTCGTTGTATTTTTACAACATCCGTAAAAAACTCGTCGGTCAGTAAGTTCTGCGCTCGTGCTGCTTTGTCCAATTAGCCTCCGCCTCCAATATCACTTGCTACTACTGGCGAGTAGATTGGTTGTCCGTTGGCTGTATAACCAATGACCGGGTTTTGCGTGTAATCAATAGGCGTTTCGCTAAGTTGATTGAGGTCAAACGGGCCGGGGACAAATGTCGCTGCCGGGGTGAGCTGCGGGTTGGGGACCATAGCCGGGGTAGTGCCAAACTCAAAGCCTCTAGGAACCTCGCTAGGCGGGATATAGCCTGCAACCCCTGACCGGAAGGTCGGAGCCGTACCAAGCGGTGTAAACGTGGGTTCAAACCCGCGCTCAGAGTAGTACCCCGGAGTGATCTCGGTTGGCACAAAGTTTGCTTGACCGTAGATCGTGTTAATCAGGTTGGCGACATTCTGTCTCAGGTTTTGCGGGGTTACCACGTTCTCCTGAGTCATCATCGTGTCGTAGCCGGTAAATGCTTCTGGCCCAAACGGATACTCAATCCCGGCCTTCTGGAGTACGTCTGCCACGGCTATGTTGGACGGATAGTAGCCAAACTCTTGTACATACGGTGTCCGTACACCAGCCTCGGTCTGTGCCTGCTCTAGAGTCTTTCCTTCCCCTACTTGGAATCCATACAAAGCGTCCACAACGACTTGTGCTCTGGGTTTGTTCAGCGCACCATAAATATCGTCCATCGACTTAGCGGTTCGCAGGTCGGTGTAAAGTTTGTTGTAATCCTGCTGGTCTAGCGTCCCAGAAGCAATTGCGCGTTGGACTGCGGCATTTACTACCGGGGATGACAGAACATCCGTACCGACCTTGGCGGCATAAGCACCCTCGTCAAACTGACTGATGACCGGACGCTGTGTGACCGGGGCAACGAACTGAACCTGCCTGCCACCAATGTCGGAGATGTTTACTGCTTCTGGCGTAACATCGTAGATGGATGTGGTTGCGTACCGCCCGCCATAGGGGTCGGCTTCTAGTGACGGCATTTCAATGTTTGCGGCGGTTGCTGCCTTACTCATAACATCGGCATACTTTACGGCATCTATTCCCTGTGCGGCTGCGCCAATAATCTCTCGCAACGCCTGACCCTGCATATCCGGGGTGGATTGCGCTCTTGATAGCCAGTACTGGAAACCCTCTTGCTCTGGGTTTCGGTCAAACATTTGACGGTAGGTGCTTGTAAGAACTTGGGTGTCAAAGTTCTGGCCTTCTAGAGACTGGTTAATCTGCTGTCGAACCTGATCCGGTGTCAAGACATTGTTTTGCAAAGCGTTTAGCCAATGCGCCGCACCAGCAGAGTCTGGCTCGCGGCCCAACTGCTCCTGATATACGCCTTGTAAAAAGGTGCTGTAATCCATGTTATCCCCTTACCGCACGAATACCTGCGGCAGTTGCATCAATACTGGTTTGGGCTGCTAGTTCCTGACGCTTGAGCAGGATCTCGGCGGCGGCTTTCTCTTGTGCAAGCGCAATATCGGCCATAGCCTTCTCTTGCTTGACCTGAATGTCTGCCTGAGCCTTAGCCATCATGGCTTCTATCTGGGCTTGGGTCTGGGCCATTAGGGCTTGGACCATCGGGTCAGGTTGTTGTTGTTGGGGTTGCGGTTGTGACAGGGCGGCATCCATCTCCGGGGTGATCTCGTTAAAGAACCGGCTAGAGTCCTTGAACCCAGAAGCCTCAATAAACCTACCGAGGGTCGCACGATACTGTCCCACGGTCACCAATGGATTGGCGGGACCGTACTGCTGGATGATCTGCTCTTGCTTTTGCAGGATCATGCCAAGCATCGCCATCTGCTCTTGGCGGTTGCCGGTTCCCAGACCCACGTTTACGGTGATGTCGTACTCGGTGTCCCATTCCCTAGGGTCTACGGCCACATACTTGCCGCGCAGACGGATTACACGGGACTTGTCCTGATACTTGCAGAGCAGGTGCAGGATATTGCGGAACAGATCCTTTACACCCGTTTCGGCAAAGACGCGGGCAATGAGCTCCATCTTCGAGCCAGCGGCGTTTTGCATGGCAGCGATAGCGGCGGCTGTCGTGTTTTGCAGGATGTTGGGGTCTAAGCCTTGGGAAGCGTCGTTTACGCCTGTCCGTTTGGCTTGGATGTTGTCCATGTACTCCAGCATCGGGAACGACTGTCCCGCGACTGCTTGGACCGGAAGCTGTTGTACGGCGGCGGGGTTCTTTACCCGCACCACCCCACCCGGAGTAACGGTGAGCAGGTCATCTAAATTTACCTGCCCGTCCACGGCTACGACCCGAGCGTTGTTCGTCAGGTACATATTGTCAAGAATCTGGCGTGTCAGCGTGGACTTGATGATCTGGAGATCCATCGTCCTGTCTGCTAGAGACTGACCAAAGAACTTGTGCGGTAGCGGAATCGGGCAGATCGAGCAGAACGGCAGGTAGTCAATCTCTTCGTTCTCAAGGATGTTCTGCCCTGCGTAAAACACACGGCGCAACTCAGCAATCCCGTCGCCATCGTAGTCCACGCGGATGAAGGACTCAAAGCACTCCACCTCCTGCATGGAGGTATCCAGACTCGGATCGTCCGGCTGCTCTCCGTTGGAGTAGCGGGCAACACGCTCTGGTGTGTAGGTCAGATCTTCGTAGGTCGGGAGTTGGTCGATCTCGTCCTTGTCAAACCCCATCGCAACCAGTTCGGAACGGGTCACAAGACGGCGGTGGGCGCAGAACGGTGTGTCCTTGAGCTCAATCGTTTTCTTGCTGACGATGAACTCTTCCGGTGGGACATTCTCAATCTTTACCCGACCCTTTTTGTCGGTCTTACGGACCTTGACATCGTAAACATAGACGGGGACCTGTGCTCCCATGATCGGATCTGGCTCGGTAGTGATCTCTCGCTGGTCTTGGCTTACGACCTCCATCGACTCGTCTTGCAGTAAAAGTGCAAGTTCGTCTGCCAGAAGGTTCTCGTACTGCTCGGTGTTGACCTCTGTCTCGTCCTGCCAGTAGACCTTGACCGTCCCGACCTTGGAGAGCAAAGCGTCCTTGATCCAAGTGTGCAAAATGGAGATGCCGGGGTTATCCCGCATGAACACCCAGTTACAGTACTCGGTGGCTTGCTTGGCCTTCTCTTCGTCTCCCGGCCCGTTGGGTTCAAACATCACCACTTCGTCCGAGGATGTAAACACCCGCATGAGGGCAGGCATAGCACCATCAATAGCCTCTGCAACCTCACGGGTAACGATACGAGAACGTCCGTCTACCTCATTGCCATATTCCTCTCCGTTGTAATACTGGATGGCTTTCCGGCGGGATTCGGTGGTCTCGGTCTCCAAGTAACCGATGGCATTGTCAATCTCGTTGTCGAGTATGCCTTTTAGGGTTTCTTCATTCATTTACACGATCCATTTCACATTCGGTGAGAGTGGTTTGCTCCAGTTGC